GTGTCTGAGTCGCCTGTCTTTGCGAGTAATGTACGCGCAAACGGACGAAGTGATGCTGTGCGCCACATTGACGGATCAAGCAAGAAAGCATGAGTAGTCATCTGGTGGCGGTTAAGAGTCACACGGTACTCACCAAAGGGTGACACATACAAATTCACGGCATTTGTGAGTGTTTTGTTACCATCATTGAACTCACGGGTACGACCAGCGGCACCTGTGAAACCAGCAATGATAAGTGAGTCAGCAGGTTTGACCATAAGAATGGTTGCATCACCACCGTTGTTGTAAACAGCCTGACCAGTAGCTGTAATCATAGCTTCTGTAAGTGCGGCTGTACCACCAGCGGTTGTGTTAGCTGCACCAATCAACTGATCGGCTGAGTCCATCTCACGGGCTGTTGTAGCGTTACCAGCTACAGTAGCGTTAGAGGCACCAACAAAGGCAAATTCTACGTCTTTCTTGATCTCTTTTAGGGCTTTAGATAACTGATATGCTGTCTCTTTAGCTCTACCGTAGGCTTTTACAGCATCAGCGGTGGCTGATACTTGGAAAGTCTTTTGTAGGATTTGGGTGTTACCGTTGATCATTACTGTTGGGATTGCTGTACCTGCTGATGCAGTGAATCCCTCAAGCTGTGCGTTTGATGCGGCAGCAGCAAGTGAGTCAGTCATGTAGCTATACTGTCGCGCATGAACCTTCTCAGTTTTGATCATTGAGTACATTGGTGTATCAGTTGGTGTGATGTCACTAATGATGTTAGATACGTCCTCGGCGAGTCCGATCTGTTCGTAGGTCTTGTAGATTGCCATCTTGGGGGTTTTCCCTTCTTATTTGGCTAAGTTTTGTTTTTATGTCTCCCAGTTACCTAAGATTGCTGCTGCAATATCATCTAAGTCCCTACCACCGTTTGCGACCATGTTTTGCCTAGCCTTCTCAGCTTTCGCCTTCGAGCTAGTCTTATTGTCTGGTGTACGTTTACTTCGTAGCACCTTCTTGGTGGCTGCACTTTTCTTTTTAACCAAAGCTACCTTCTTGCCTTCGTCATATAGACGAGCTTTGTTAAGCAGTATGATCACGTTTGGATCAACATACTGGTCAACATCGGCTGCTGGTAAACCTTGGGTAACAGCATAGCTTCTTATGTCATCATAGAGTTTGTTATTCCAATCGGGTAACTTCTCTTTCAGCGTAGATACACACTCTTGAGCTGCTTGCTTCTGTGTGGTCTGTTGCTGTTCTTTGATGTCTTTATAAAAAGCATCTGCTTCCTCATTGAGAAACTTCAAGTCGTTGAAGGCTTCTTGGGCTTCTTTTCTGAGTTGTGCGAAGTCTTCTGTTTCCATAGTTTTGCTGGCAACAAGCATATCCACTTCACCATAAGGCTTGTAGCGTTCTTGAGCTTTTTCCAACATCTTTTGAAACACAAGATGGTTCTTTTCGATAGCTGCATCAGCGTCTTTGCGCTGGGAAGCAACGAGCTGAGACTTTTGAGTAAGACTAGCCTCTTGTCCTGCAAGCCGTTTAAGATCAGCCAAAGATACCTTCTGGGTTTCACCTGAGACCACAACCTCGATTTCAGTGTCATCAGACAGGACAGTTTCTTCAACTGCATCTTCGTCATCTGACTCATCTTCTTCAGTATTGTCATCATCGGTTTCATCCTCATCAGGGTCTTCTTCTTCCTCATCGGGTTCGTCAGTTTCGGTAATCTCTTCTTCCTCAACAATGTCCGTAGTCTCTTCTGGACTATCTTGAGGTGCCTCTGCTTCGTCTTCGGATGGCTCTTCAGCGTCCTCCCACTTAGCTAGGATGGCTTCTTCGGGGTCGAGGGGAAATCCCTCATTCAAGTTGTTGCTTTCTTGCACGTTTGACATGGTGCTTATTCAACCTCTTTGCTGTTGTTGCGTTCTGCGTTCTTAGTGATGATTTCGTCTTTTACTGATACTTGCTCTCGCAAGGTCGAAACGATGTCTACTAAGGCTCTGTAGTGGCTGTAAGCACGTTCCCTGCTCTCTGTATGCTCTGGCTTAGAGTTTACAAAAGTCTGAAACGTGCCTTGCACCATCTGGTCGATAGTGTTCGTGAAAGCCTCGGTGCCTAGTAGCACTTCAGCAGCCTCTCCCTTTACTATCATTTGCTCTTCTTCATTCACTTGGCTCTCCTTATCCCGTTGGGGATGCTATGCCCCTCAAGTCTTCGGCAGTGCGAAGTATCTCTAGCTCATTACTGTCAATGAACTGCTTGAACTTGAACTGCTGTTCTTTGAGGTCTTGGTTGTCGCTCTGTAGAGCGTGTTGGGCTTCAGCTTTCATTTGCTCAAGCTCAATCTTCATCTTGGCTACCTGTGCGTCTACCTGTGCCTTTGCTTCGGCTACAGCAGTCTGACGCTCTGATAGTTCAAGTTGTTTCTGTGCCATCTGCATCTGCATTTCAGCAGCAGGGTCAGGCTGTGGTGGCGGTAACTGATCTGGTGGTGTCAGGTAATCACTGACATTCAAGATACCTGCCTTCTCCATAACGTCCTTCACCAGAGCGTAAGCGTTCTGCTGCTGGTACATAGGCTGGAGGATAGGGTCTTGTGAGAACATCTGGTGCATAGCTAGATGCTTCTGGCTCTCTGCTTCTTGCTCACCGTATCCGAGGTGAAGCTGCACCATCACATCACGCTTGCTGTCCCATACAGATGGGTTCACCTGCACATACTCGCCAGACAAGTCTACGATCTTCTGTTGTTCTTCATTCTCGACCACAAGCATGTAGATCATGTGGAACAAAGGCTTCACAAACTGATTAGCGAAGTTCCGTGCGATTATCTTCTGCCGCTGCTGCGACATGGTGGCAAGTTGCTCAACCATAGCAGCACTATTTTGGTGGCTTATAGCATCCTTGTTTAACCCTTGGCTGAGTCTACTGACACCTGAGTTGTCTTCCTTGTCCTCATCGAGAAGCTGTAGTGTCTGGAATACAAACGGGTTCAGTGATGCTTGCGGCATTGGGCTGATAGCATCGACCCTACTCACATTAACAATACCGCCTACACGGTTGTCGATAAGCTCACGCGGGTTAGTCAGGCCACCTTTGACAACCATATAACGTGGGTTGTTAGTGATCATCGAGTGATCGAGGATTGACCGTGTTAAGATAGTCCTAGCGTTCTGTGTAGCTACCAGCTTTTCAGCAAAGTTACTGCCATAGAAAGCATGAGGAATAGGCAATGGCGTGAAGCACACAAAAGGTATGCGTGGTGCTTCTTCGATCTCTAGGATCACTGCGCCAGCCTTTAGGATGCGGTGTAGCTTGGCGATACCTGTGCCTTCGATGTCGAGGTTAATGTAAGCCTCATAAACCATGATGGTACGGACTTGATCTTGGTAGCCTTTGCTGGTGCTCTGGCCTCTGTCAGCTCCGATGTCTTCAAAACGGGCTAGTATCTCTGCATCAGTCTCTAGCTCTACATCTTCGTGTGAGCTGCCTATGCGATCTAGCTTTTCCTCGCTAAAGCCCATCTCTCGAAGCTCTGAGAGCGTCTTGCGTGTCCTGTGAGCCATGAAGTTAGCTTTCTCTAGGCTGACAGCTTGGCTTTCGATCAAGAACTCTTCTGGTGGGATAGCTTCTACAACGACTTGGCTGGTGTCCTTTGGTGTAGACACTACGCCGTTGAGTAAACCGTTCTCATCTTCTGTACTATCGACAAGCTCCACATCATCTTCAGCTAGAACCATGTCCAGTTCGCTTTGGGTCAAGCCCTCGAACTCTGATAGGTCGTCTTCTGTGCTATCTTGCCAGAAGACTTTGGCTATACCAGCTCTTGCAACTAGACCATCGTGGATCACTGACCTAAACAGGCCAAAGCCATCGTTCTGTCTGAACAAGACGTAATCAGTGTAGGCAGAACATACTGCTGCAAGCTGTACGTCCTCTGGTCCTTGCGGTGCGAACTTCACGATCTTATTGCCGCTTGAGAATGTCTCTAGCAGCGCAGCCTTCATAGACTCCACAGTGTCGTAGACATCCTGAGAGACATACTTAGAGTTACCATCATGAGCTGGCTTTGGTAGAGTAGCGTTATAGTAGTCGGTGACTTTCTTACGCTCTCTTGCTAGATCGCTGTCATTAGCACCAATGGACTGTCGTATCTCAGTGTCCAGAATGGTGACAATATCATCATCTTCTAGCTTTTCGTATTCTTCTACTTTTGCCATTTGCTATACCATTTCCAAGTAAAGTTCATTAGGTATCTCCACAGGTTCCCAAGCTCCTTCATGAACGTGGTTTGCCAAGGCCAAGGCCATTACACAGTCATCGAAGCAAGAGGGTTCAGCTTCCATCGCACCGTTCTCAGTAACGATGTAGGTCATAAGCTCTCTTATGGTTGTCTTGTCGTTCAGCTCAAGCTCATCCTCGCGCAGTGCAGCCCGAAGCTGATCTATGATCAGAGGTTTAGTCTTTGAGGTTGTTGTGAAGCCTAGCTTGACAGTCTCTCTGTCTGTGAGCTTGTCTACCTGCACTTCTGTGTAGAAGTTAGGATAGGCAAAGTCTTTTCCTAGCCTTGTGCAAGTCAGGATACCGTGACTGTTGTTTTCTACTATGATGAACGCTTCGTTGTAGAACTCACCGAGGGCTTTGAGTACCTCTGCGAAGTAATCGGGGTGAACTTGTCCTCTCCATGTGGCGACTTGCCTTTTCTTAGAGTCGAGGATTTGTGCAACCGACCAGTCTCCATTACGGACACCCATTGCAACGTCTGCCCCCAAGACATAGCCTGTCTCCCCTGCGTCATGCTTTCGATAAGTGGTCAGCTCACCTCTGATGTTAGGGACAAACTCATCACCTTCGAGGGCTAGTCTATCTTCGACATCGTTAGCGTCTTTGAGACATTGTTGGAGCTGTTCTGGATTAAACACAGGACGACCCGTGGTTAGGAAAGCCATCTCTGGCTCTGCTGGGTATTCTTGATTCCACAGGTCGATCCCGTTTTGAGCGACTTTGCGTCTACGAAACATAAGCTGCCCATTTGTTAGCTTATACTTCTTGACCATCTCCCGTTCTTCTGGGGTTCGCTTAAAGTTCTTTGGAACATCCTCTACATATGTTGGATCAACATACCAAGGTATAAACACAGGGACGTAGCCGTTTGTCCCTTCTACTGCGCCTTTCCAAAGATCATAATAGGTGCCTGTTACACCGTTTGCCGTGCTCTCGATAAATATAGCAGTTCCAGCAGTATTCGGGACAGCCTGTGTGAGACCATTCCAGATGTCTTGAGCATTTGACTTAGGCCAGAACGCAAGCTCCGAGGCATGAACGTGAGTAAGCGTTTCTCCTCTACCAACTGAGTCTCCACCTGCTGTTGCAACGACATAACTGGAATCAAGTACATCAAAGGATAATTCCCTTCTACTACTGTATTTAGTGTGAGGTTTCAGTATCGGGGGACAGTGTTCATGGTAACGCTTTGTCATATCGAACAAAGCCCTCGTACTGTCGGCATGGTGCGTAATAACTAACGCTTTTCGGGCTTTCTGTTGTGACACTGAGTAATAGAGGTAGCCGCCCGTGTAGGTGCTAAGACCTTGCTGCCTCGCTTTCAGGATGATGATCCTGATCTTACCTTCAGATTTAAGTTGTTTGGTTACAGCTTCATCTAGGATTTGCTGCGCTGGGTTGAGTTTAAGAGGAGCAATCTCGCCAGCTTTTGTTCTGATGGATAGCGCAGAACTCGCGTAAAAAGGAAACTCAGATAGTAGACGCTTACGAACCGCTACTAGCTTTGGGTCCATCGTCTTCTTCTGTCAGAAGTGAGGCTAAGAAGTCTTCTGCTTTTGCTACAGCTACTTCTGACTTTGCTACTGGCTTCTGCTTGGTGAAGTCTAAGATCAACCTTGCGGCTGATAGACGCTCACGGGTTTCGCCTTGCATACGCATGACCTCTACGGCTGTGCCTAGAGCTTCCTTTGCGTATTCGTCTTCTACTCCAAACTTCTCTGACATAATCTCTACTACCTTTACTGCTTCCTTTTTAATCTCAGCCCTCATGGTGTCGGCTTGCTCTTTCCGAAGACCATCAGGCGTACCTTTAGGACGACCAGCGTTCTTTCGCTTC